AACGTGTCCTGTGGTCCCTGCGTCAGGTCCCACGATAGCGATTCTAGATCTAGGATCACTATCGAGTCGATCTCGCAATGATTCAGATGCATTCCACAGTCCTTTCTTAAAAAGGTTGTTTGATGTGTCAAGAATCGATTGCCATGACGCAGGTCCGTTAGAGACCAACGTGCGTGGCTTTACAGGAGTGACATCGTCACCCTTGTAACAGTCCATCCCGCATGATTCTCTAAAGAGACCATGAGAGAAAGATTTCTCTTCATTGACTCTTAAATCGAGATCATGCAAGATTTGCACTAGTCTCTCGTATCCATGTGTAGGGAGAATAATATCATCTCCGAACACACGGACCTGCTTACCCAACCGTTTTACGCTCTCAGCGGAAACATTTCCATTGTGGTGCAAAGCACCAACAGCGAGAATGTAGAAGCAAAGAGTTTGAACGGGAAAGGTAACCGCAGTACCCTGCGAAGCGAATTTCTTTAATACAAGATGGCTACTTGAGCTACCTTGTGGAAGAGATATCCACTTCGTCCTTGTTGCGTGTAGGTGGGCTAAGAGGGAGGGATTCCTCCTAAATAACCTCTCTACAACGTAACAGGATAGTCTATCGCTCGCTGATGAAAGATCAACGGTCGCATGACTACGGGTTATCGAAGCGCTTTTCACCATTCCTTGTGAAAGGCTCTGCTTCCTGAAATCAATACTAACCCTTAGCATAGCTGAGGATCGTATTGCCTCTTCTAACCAAAGCTTTGTCAACTGTTGACACCATTGGTGTTCAGTTGGTTCCGCCGCGATTATACGAGGAGACTTTGCAGTCTTAGGGACGCAGATAAGCCTAGATGGTACTTCTTGAGTACCAGGTCTAGGCTTAGGATCATTTGGCATTTTACCAAATGAATCCCATGGGTAGAGCACCTCGAGTTTGTTCGGCCAGTTCTGGAATTCATTCTTATCGAAGAATCCAGTTCTTTCCGATACTGCTCCAGGTCCATGTTTTATCCCAGGGGCTCGGCCACTGTGTATTCTTCCTTCAGAGAAGGAATACGCACAGTAGTTCCCGAGTTCCCTCGCAACGATGTCAGCGACTTGCTGACATCTGTTGAGTAACGCCTGCTTTCGACCTCTGTCACCCGATTCATCGGGGAATAAAGGAAGATTAGTGCCCAAACGGTCACAAAGGTGAAGGCGACTGCCACCACCAGCAGGATCAAGCCTGTCCTCTCCCCACCCGAGGGTGGGATTTGGTAAGGTTGACTCGACATGAATGTACTCCTCAATAGCTTTCCTCGTACGAGGTAAACTACAAGGGACTTCTGTCTTCTTACCTACACATAGTAGGGATCGGAGAAAGAAGAGTGCCGTCGTGTCGACGTTAGGGAGTAAACACAAGTCCTTAGTGAATATCCTCAACCAAAGTCCCGAGAATAATCTCGGCACTTTGACTTCTTTGGAAACCTTACGGTAACCAGTAGAAGGCAGGAGGCCAGTCTCTAATCCGGTGGTTAACACCGTATCGAGCGCTGGAAGGTCAAGGGTGAATAACCCCAAACCCCTTTCTTCACTAAGTAGGGTGAGCCTTTTGATATCTAGACTCAAGCCCCGGTACTCAGGATACGTCACTCGGATATCTTCACAGATTCCTTGTGAAACGTAGAGCAAACTGGTAACATGGCTTTTCATCATAGCCTCCTTTCAGAGGGTGGTGAATCCATGCCGCTGATTACCAATTTCCCATCCCAGTAGATACTTCGCGAATCAAGGACGAATCAATTAAGATTCGAAGTTGATGAGCTTAGTGTCGTTCGCTTCCGTCATGAAAGCGAACATGCCAGCTGCAAATTTGGCACAATCCACAGAGGTATCGCCCTGATCGTTTTCGAACACGGCATATGCCTTACGGATAGTGTTAACAGTTGCAGGCGCCACTGCGTAAATGGTCTGCACCAACTCGACGTTGTGACGGTCAACTTTCTTGCCGCCACGAGTCTTGTCAGTGTAAGAC